GTTACTAATATCAATAAACCCCCCACCGTTAGCGGCACTAAAATCATTTATCTTATCTCCACCACCTGAATAATAAAGCCTTGAGGGATAAGCGGGGTCACCAAAAACAAACAATGATTCTTTATAGACCTGAATGTATTTACCCTTAACACCAGCCGTGTAGTTTGCTAGTGGTGGTACTAATATCTCATAAGGATTATCTACCCCCGTGTCTTTGTATGAGCTGGTTGCCTGTCCTTCAATGTATTTTAAAAAATACCATGATCCGTCTTTTCTGCCATATACGTTGTAACCAATAGCGTCTGTCGAGGCTGTCCAGCCAACAGTCATATAAATGGAATCGCTTAGAGTAGCCTGATTTAAGGTAGCAGAAGTGGCCGCCGTTGGTTCGGTTTCTCCAATGGCTGTTACTGCTGTGATTTTATAAGAAAAAGTATAAGTACCAGTTCCCCCGCCGGTTCTAGTACAAGTAGGAGAGGTGGGAGCTGATATTCCCGTCCATGTCACTACACTAGAGCCGTCGTAATAGCACAGATTGTCCGTCCCATTGCATATATATAGCTTGTCATAAGCCATAACTGCCTCTGTGTCTAGTGTAGTCGTAAAAGTCTTACCCGCTACATCGTCAAAATCTTTGGTGGTAGAGTTATAGACCTGTAACTTTGTTCCGCAAATTCTTAATAGTTGTCTGGTGCCGTCTGACTTATAAAAAGGGAATAGACCGGTTACTTTTGAACCATTAGAATTACCAAAATAAGACTGGCCATCTCTGGGTACTTGTACCTTACCGTCTTCGATTAGTTGGACATCGATTGCTTCCGTCAACTCATCATCTCTAACTTGGGTGGCAGAAACTAGGGTGTTAAGCCCCTTAATATAGTTTTTACCTTCAATAGAAAGTAATTTTTTGTTTGGTTTGGGAAAGTTATATCTAATCATCAATAAGTTCCGTATCCGCCAGTGGAGGCGGGTACTCCAAATGTTTTTAACTGGCCTTTTGGAATAGCGTCATCGTCTTGTTCGTACTTTTGTAGCATAGCTTCTGCCATTTGAATCTCTGTTTGGTAGGTATCCTCGTCTTCGCCTTGCAAGATATAAGCTAGGGCGTATCTAGAGGCTATGTCTATGTCTGGGGATATAACCACCCCCGCAGTAGTCGTAATTGCCGGTGGTAGATAATAAAAAGTGTAGTAAATAACCGTTCCGTTGTCGGGGATTTGGGATAACCTAACTTTCCACTTATTATTAACTACATCGTACCACTCATAAGCAATTTTATCGGTTGAGTCGACTGATATCCGGTATCTGTAGTCGTTGGGGTCAACCAGTTCATATTTATTTGAGTTGGCTACTCCACCAACATAAACTTCCGATAATCTACCTGGACCCATTTCGTAAGTAGTCGAGCCAATCTCAAAATCTTGATCCGTTCCATTAGCGGTAACAGTCAAATCTTTCCTATAAAACTTCCATAATCTTTTCTTGGCAATGGTTTGGTTGGCCCTTGACACCGCCCTGATTCTTGAAGCGTCAGTATTAACATTAGCTTCTCCCCTTAAATCAGATACTAATTGTAAAACGTCACTTGCTGGTATGTTTATTAATGGCATATAAAAAAAGCCCTCCGAAGAAGGGCCAATTAAATAATTAGTAATTTAATTCTATCATTTATTGATAATTGTTTCATAGACCCTTTCCCATTCTCCTATGTGTTTTTCTAAAGAATATAGCTTTAGGACTTCACCTAATGCCCTGTGGTGCATTTTTTTCCTTAGTGGGGCATTATTTATCAACTCGCTTAAATATTTAAACCAATCTTCGTTATTGTTTGCCAAAAAACCATTTTTGCCATGTTTAATAACCCTGTCATAAACTGTTGAAGAGGCTACCGTCGCACCACCGGCAATAGAATTTTCCATCCATTTAATAGGTGATTTACATAGATTAAAATTAGTTTTTCTTAAAGGTGCAATACCTATATCCATCATTAGTCCATTTAGCCGTAGAGCATAGCTATCAAAAGGTACGCCCAATAAACAATCAACATTATCAAACCCCTTAAACACTTCCCTCCACCTTAAATCCCCGACCATGACTAGCTCAACCTTATCTTTATAGGTTTTCAATATCTTTTTAAGTACTGGTGCAATCATTTTTATGTCCATTAAGTGCGTCACCGAGCCAACATAACAAATCCTAACCTTGTCCGTGGTGTTTTTCTTAATCGGGTATTGCCAATATTCTAAATCCATATAGTTTGGCAGAATAAAAACATTTTTGTTAAGAGTCCTTAGATACTTGGCCAAGTGTTCTCCCGTTGTGGTAATCCCATCGGCGAATTTAGCAAATGATTGCAAAATTGGTGAAGCGTCCCAAATCTTGTGATCCTTGTAGTGAGGGTTATCCCTCGTTACTTTTATCATGTCGTCAAAATCAAGGATTATTTTGGTTCCATAATCCCGTCTAATCGTTAGGATTAGCTTTAATGCCTCTAAGTCAATTATGCCTTGAGGGATGATAATGTCATAGCCCATAAGTTCGTCTATTGTAGTGGTTGCCCCAACATCGCTCTTTTTAAGACTTATGGTGTGTCCCCGTCTAGCCAAATACTTCATAGGGTGATTAACCCGCCATTCTCCCGAACCGGAAGAGTTAGGAAATGCTTTTATCTTCATGTTTTATATAAACTACTAAGCGTTCTTTTTCTTCTCCTGTAGTAACCTTTCCAAACTGTTGCCAATATTGCCTAACCCTTGGCATGTCTTTAAGTCTTGCCATGGTTGGAGAATAAACTATTTTAGTTTCCTTGGATAAAGTCTGTGACATAGTGCCATTCGCTATCAAGCGGAATTTTTAACAGGTTTAAAAAACAATCCTCAATGTTATTAGTTGATGGCGCTCCCATGTGTCCATGTAGCTTCCAGATGGGTTCTTTACTCTCCCAAAACTTCTCTTCAATAGAATAGTTGTACTCATAGAATCTTTTTGTTCGTGGCGCGTTGGGCTGATTACGGTCAACAGCCATCCACCACCCCTTTTCGTCTAAAAAGTCTACTAAGTCTTGGGTATAGAGCCACTGAGGGGCTTTAAAGCCTTTTTCGTAAGGTAACTTGTCATCAGTAAAGAATTCATTGATAGCATTAAAGACCAGGGGCAAATCGTCTTTATAAACATTTTGAAACTCCGAAGGTAAGTGGGCTACCCCATGAGGGATGAGTTGAATCCAATCTAGATTCTCTTTTAAAAGTTTCAAGCCCGTATCTCGCATGGTCCTAAGTAATGATTTTTCAGCCTGGTAATCAAAGGGGATGTGAAAGAGGGATAACTTCATTTTAGGATAGCGTTCTTTTAGGCGTAGGATTTTGTCCCAGTTCACAAAGAAAACAGTGCTGTCATCCAGGTCTAAACTTACTTTTGGCATACAAACTCCTTTAGAATGTCGTCCCCCACTTGATAGAGGTCGTCCTTTCTTTCAAAGATATTAAATAAATATTTATCGATATCTTTAAAGAAGTATTGCTTGTCGGCTTCTCGGTACTCCTCGGCAGTCCAGACGATGAGAAGAAGAATCCCTCCTTTCTTTAAAGCTCGTTGGTAATTTTCGATGGTTTTAATAGCGTCATTCTGATTAATATGGTCAAGAGTAGAGAGGTCGATAATCATGTCATACTTTTCAACATCTTTAATCTCTCGAATATCCCCGATGCCTATATGGGCTTTTAAATTGAGTTTAATTGCCCGGTCATATAAATCAGGACGGATATCAAAAGCAGTGATGTCTAAATCCCTCCCCAGGTTTCCTACGATTCCCCCCTCTATTGGACTGGCATAAACTTCATTGTCTAAATCAGTCTTTAAAATAATCTTTGCCTTGTATTTCTCCACCAGTTCACTGGCACGGTCGAGGTAGTATTGGTGGAGGATAACGGTGTCAGTAAATCTCATCTTTCTAAGATAATAAAGTAACGGTTTAAAAGAATTTCTTCGTGTGAGCCTAATGTTTTTTCAACCTTGACCTTGTATCCCAATAGAAGTAGACGTTCTTTCATCTTATCAACCTGGCTTTTGTACTCTAACCAACACTCCAAAACGATAATTTCAGGTTTACATGTCATAACAACGTGTATAACTGAGTCAGCTAAATCAACATCTTCTCTTGGCTCATTCTGTAAATTGGAGAAGCCTAACACTAACAAGATATCGCACTTGTTTATAGTTTTAACAAAGTTCTTGCTTTTTTGTTTTTTAATCGTGGCTTTATAACCCCCGATAAACCTATCGGTTATTAGGTCATTTCCCTTATAACTCATGTAGTCATGCTCTAGGTATTTAAGTATTCTTCCCTCTAAACAATCCAAATCAACAATAAATTTATCTTTAGTCTTACCTTTTAAGTATTTGGCAATCGGGATAATCCGATGGTCAGCTTGTTCGTTTAGATAGTCCCAATTCATTTTTTCGCCAGCGCACTTGTTAAAATGTCGCCATAAATATTACAACTAATAACTTGTAGTCCTGCTTGTTGTAGTTGCTTTCTTAGAGCTTGGTGAGATATCCGCCAGTAATCGCCATAATCCCCTGTACCATGATATGGGTACATAAAAGGGCAATCTATAATCAAGTATCCACCTGCTTTGAGAATGCGTGCTGATTCGTTGATGGCTTTGGTAAAGTCGTAGATATGTTCAAGTGTTTGGGAGACTATTACTAAGTCAAACCTCTCCGCCTCAAGTCCGGTATCACAAAGGTCAGCTACGATATCAGGTCTTAAATGAGCCACATTATCCATCGTCGCCCATTTGTTGCCCTGTCCAAACAGTTTATAGTTTCCACTTGGTCTTTCGTCACCGTCTATCCCCACCTCTAAACACTCCCAACCTTTATCGTCCGGCATGATAACGTCTCGATAAGAGAGCATGGTTTTAATAACAAGTTGTCTGAGTTCGCTTAGCATGGATCGGATAGTTCATAAATGAATAACGGGTCTACTTGGTTGATTTTTAAGTCGTTTAAGAAGTACTTGATCTCTGGTTTATAACTTTCATCCCCATAAACTAAATATTTAGCCCCAGACTGGCGGATTGCCTCAATAAAAAGTCTTCTCATTACACCTTTCTTCAGGTAATCAGCGTGTCCCATCGTCGAATAAACAATCGTGAGTTTGTTTGAATGGAGCAGTTCTAGGAAAGCGACTAGAGTTGACTTATCAAAACAGCCATAGAAATCAAAGTAATGTTTAGGACATTGTTTCCCGTAGGTGTGTGGCCAACCCTCTCTGATATCCATCTTTTCGCCTGTGTGGTGTAAATACTGGTAATTGATTTCTCGACCTTGACGAGTAGGCTTTGAACCGTAGATTGACAGAATATCTTTGTGAAGTTTAGAGGTTATCTTGTCTATCTTTTTGACCTTGTAGCTTCTTTTGTAGTCTCTTCGGCAATCTTTATCTAGGGATTTAAAATAGCTATCAAAATCACCTATATCCGCAAATAGGGGATCGGGATAACGGTAAATAAACTTTTTGATGTAGTGGCAGTTACTTTTCATACTTGTCTCCATAAACATGACACTTCTCCCACTTACGTTTTTCAAAATAATCTTTGTACTTCTTTTGTTGTCCTTCCGTTCCGTCTAGCCCGTGATTCACAAAGTAATTTTCAAGGTAAGCCATTTGATAATTTTGGGAGGTAAGATACATTGAAAATTCTACATCTTGGTTGCCGTGTAGGGTTTCTTCTTCTGGCCACCTAAACTCATCATAAGCCCTGGCGTCAACGAAATGAGTTATCCCCCCTAAATGTCTGGCCATACCGACTAGCTCACCCTTAATGGTTCCATAGACGACTCTTGGCGCACCCCCTGGATTGTCTCTTAATCCTGATACATAGCATGATAGGGCAATCTTCCTGTTTGCTTTCCATATCTCAACCATCTTAGATAACCATTTTTTAGTTTTAAAAATAGCGTCATTATCTACTTTGACGATAATGTCGTACTTCCCCTTAGCCCAGTCTAGAGCTTGATTTGAGGCGATAGAGATTCCTTTATTATCAGCGTTGATAATCAACTGAACGTCTTTATCTTTGGCGTATTCTTTTAGGTATTCAACAGTCCCGTCCGAACTACCGTTGTCTACGACTATATGCGTAAATGGGTAGTTTGCGGTATTGTGCAACGTGCCAAAAGATACAGTAGTTTCGGACAGGCGATTATAGGTTAAGGTAAAGATAGCCACTTTAGGCTCAACTACCTTTTTTAAATAGGGTACTTCAATCTCACAGTCCACCGCATCCCATTTAGGTCTCATCATGCCGTCAGAGTCCAGAGTTTGCATACTCATACACCCTTTAACCATGTGATAATCAGTGATAACCATCGGAACGTGTTTGAAGGTGTAGCCGTATTTCGCTGCTCTCACCCATAAATTCCAATCTAAATACTTTTGATATCTCTCATCCCAGCCACCAAGGTTAAACAAGACCTCACGCCTGATTAAAGCATCACTGGTGTCGATAAAATTAGCCTTCATTAAGATATCTAGTCTAAAATCAGAACTCCTGCCTACTGAGGAAGGCATTTTGGCCCCATTTTCACCTAGCCCAACATCGTCAATCACCCACCTGTCCCCGTAAACTATGTCAGCTTTGTCAATTTCTTTTAAAAGGATAAGTAAATGGTCGGGTCTAAGCGCCACATCGTCGTCCAGATACGCCAAATATTCACCCTTGGCTTGTTTGGTGCCGAAATTCTTAGGTCGGGAATGATTACCAAAGTGTTCTATCTCAAAGTAGCGGATTTTGGGGTCGTTATAAGACTCAACTACCTTTTTAGTCTTGGGGTCTTTGCCGTCTTGAACAATTATGTGTTCATAATCCTGATAGGATTGGTTTTGGACCGACTCGATACACCTTTTAAGTAGTTTAGGACGGTCAAATGTGCTGGTGATTATTGATATCATTTGAAAATTCCCAGTATGTCGGGGAAATAAATAAGCTTACAATTTCTATCTTTAATAGTTAGGTTAAGTCCTGCCCCACGTTTAAACAAAATCTTGTCTCCCTTTTTACAAGGACAGGGGACGGTGTTTTTTTCAAGTATTAACTCTTTTCCTATCTCCAAGACTACCCCTTCATTTGATTCTTCTACCTCTTGGGCGATAACAATTCCTGAATCACTTACCGTTTCCTGTTTGTCTATTCCCAGCAAAACATAACCTGGTGCTGGTGTAAGTCCTGAATCAAACACCCCTGCTTGTAATAATTTTTCAAATGGCTTTTTTTGGTCTTCTTCCCTTTTCTTATCTTTGGCTTTTCTCCATAGGGGTTTGTTTTGGGCTAATTCTTTTTTTCTATCCTGTTCCCAGTGTCTGGCACTTGCACTTGTTTTTAGTTGTAAATCCCTTTCAGCCACAAATGCCTCTGTGGATTTAATTTGGGTGTCAGTGTCATTACTTCTAATATCTTTTTCGTACTTTCTCCAAGTCACGTCAACCATAGCATAGTATTACATATCTCCCTAAAAGCACAAGATATCAAAAAAGCCCCCGAAGGGGCTTTAATGAAAAGCAACTTGAAACTAACCTGTACTAGAAACAACGCTGCGCATGTTCACAGCAAAAGCGCTGTTTAGCATGTTGGCACCGAAGGTACATTTCCAACCCAAGGTTGCAATCTTGTCAGTTGGATCAGCAGTTCCGGCAGATCCGAAGTCTTTGATGAATGTCTTGAGGTTTTGAAGCTCAGACACACCAAAGGCGTCTTTTCCGAAGAACGAGGTCGTATAAATGGTAGCAGATGCTAAATAAGCACTGTTGCCAGCTATAGTGTGACCATTGCTGGTTTCTAAGAAACGGACACCATACAGTTTACCGATTTCTCCTGCGAGAATTTTGTCGGTATTGACATAGGTATTGGTAGTAATCCAACCACCTGTGGTTGTATCACCCTCCAAATCATAGGCTACATCCGGATGGATGACAGCTACGAAACTACCGTCTGCCAAAGGCATAGCATCGTTTCTTCTTAAACTTCTAACAGCTCGGCGTACATCTCCGATATCAAGGTATCCCGTGTTGGGGATAGATGAAAAGTGAGCAGCAGAATCAACGTTCATGATAGTACCTGAATTAGAGATACCTTCTCGAACATAAGAATCGATAGAAATACCAGCGTTATAGGCTAGTCTTTCCATAGCGGCTTTCTTAAAGTCACCAAAGGAGGTGTATGCCAGCAAATCGGAGTACGATATGGCATTGTCAAGCTGAACTGTGGTACCGGTGACGTGGATAGCTGAAAGAGTGCAAGCTGATGTTGCAACTCCCTCGCCACTACCAGAGGTAACAGTAGCCAAATTGACAAAACGAGTCCAATAAAGGACTTGTGAGCCATATCCACCCTGACCGGCTTCAATCTTGCGATTGAGTTGACCTAACTGCTTATGAACAAGCTGGGATTCGGCGACTCTTAAAAAGAGTTCGTCATAATACCTGTTTTTCATGACAGCAGCATTGGTCGCGTGTGTGGTCAATGCGGACATATTTTTGTCTAACTAATAAATTTACCAAAGGCCATTAGCTTTCAAGTAGGCTTCTTTTTCTTCTAGTGACATGTCGTCTAGATTCTTTTCGGCCACCTTCTTGCTGGCACTGGTAAACCCTGAGTCAGATTGCTGGGATTTGACAATCCGTACCTCCTCTTTATTCCTAGCTCGGCTATCGTTAAGTTTTTTGGCTCTTTCTATTGCTCTTCTGGCTGCGTCCAATTTTGTGATTGTCGGCATAACCGTTTGAGTTCTAGGATCAAACCTGAAAGAGGATTGATAAATTTCACTCCCCATTTCGTCTAAAACTTCCGAATAGTCGGGACTATTTGGATTAAACTGAGGTAACGTCTGGTGAAGGAGTTCAGTTTCTAAAAGTGAAGCCCTGTCTGGTATTGAACTAGACATTGGTGGCGCCACTGGCGCTGGAGTAGGAGATTCTTTAAACTTGCGTTCAAGCTCCTTGTATTTGGCATACACTTCTTTAAACCGTCCTTCTGGGACGTACTTCTTTCCGTCTTCATCTTCGGCAACTTCCGGATTGGTTTCTGCAGTTTCCTGTTCCGTGTCCTCCGACTCTGTAACGGGTGTTTCTTCTTCCGAGGGGACTTCCTCGCTGTCAGTTGTCTCTGCCAGTTGGCCGTTGTCGTTGGTGACTTCGTGACCGTCAAAAGCGTCCTTTAGTTCGTCAAGGTTGTCTTGATCGTTCATAGTTTTGCAGGGTTTGAGACACCCAGAAACTCTCAATTAATTAAGCACCGTACTCGGTGAGCGAAAGGTTGAGAGCCTTAAATAAATCCTCTCAAGACTTATTTAAAGTTCTCAAATCTACTGGCACGCCATTAACCAAACGGATGTATCCGGGTAGACGGGTTCCCCAAGGACAAAAAATACAAGAGATTGTGCCATCGTGGTTGTCCTTATACCCCTTGTGTGTCATCCAAGTATCCTTGGTATGAGTTGGACAGATACTAATAGGAATGGGGTTAGTCGGAATGTTTACCCGATCAAATGCCCCTTGGCTATTTAGCTGTTCCTGGTTCTCGTTGTTTATCACGATAATTTTTAAGGTTCAGCAGGCTATTTTCTACCTCAACCAGAAGTGATCGTAAACCTGCAACTTCACCTCGGTAAAACTGATAATCTTCTTGGTTTTTAAATCCGTCTAAAATTGCCCTATTAGTAAACTGTTGTATCTTGTTGGATATAAAGGCGGTTATCCACGTCCAGCCTTTAGTGGTAGACAGTTCCTCTAATATGTCAGCCTCCATTAAGGCTTGTTCCTGTTCCTTAGTTAATTCCATTTAGTTCCATTGCCTCCGGTGATTGCAAACTACTAATTTGTTGTTCTAGTTCGGGATCAAGTTGAGTTGGGGGGATTTCATTTGTGTCTTGTGGTGGCATTGGCTGTCCGTCCTGTCCCATTTGTGGCTGTTGAGGCATATCCACCACTACATCTTTAGATTCAAGCCCCAAATCAAGTTTTTTAAATATCTGGTCGGTTAATCCCTCATAATTAATCATTTTTTGCTGTTGGGCTAATCCTTGCGCCCAAGCGGGATTGCTAATTCTGTCTACTGCGGTAAAGAAGTTCTGTTGAATGGCGATAGGGTCGGTTAACATAGCGCTAGATACAGTGGCTATAAAGTCGTAATTCCCCACGATTGATGGCTGGATATCTTCTGGTAATAACCTTAGGAAGGCAAAGTTATTGTCAACTATGTTTAGTTTACCGATAGTGTCCTCTCCTGGCATAATTGGTTGACCGTCCATGCTGGTTGTAGCCATTTTGGTGTTGTCTTTTAGATACTTGATAGCCTCCTGTCCAATAACCCTTAGTAGTTGCGGTTCGGTGGTGTACTGTATTCTTAAATCCTTAAACTGGTTGGCAATCCTTTGAATTACCATATAGTTAAACATTTGCACTTTTAGTTTAAACTGGGCGTTAGCCTCCTGTTGGATTAGTCTAGTTCCGGTAGCGGTTTTGTTGGCAATGTTGGAGGTTGAATTAATCCCCGATGTGTAATCGGTTATCCCAGATCCATTTTGTAAACTTGAAGTTAAGTAATTCATAGTTTGGACAAAAGTCGCACCCGTTACGTCTGGTATCTGAATTGGTTCAACTGCTGACATATCAGAAGTGGTAACTACATTACCAGGACTTGAGACCAGTGTGTGCATATCAACACCACTACCCTTCTTAACCTTCCACATGGTATTGAGGGTAAACTGAACATTGTCTAGTCGTTGGTTTAAAACTGCGTTAATGGCTCTTTGAACTCTCTCAATTGGCTCAATCTCCCCCATACCATAAAGTTCACCGGGGTACATATAATCTACTCCGTAAACTATAGGTAATTCACCATGAAAATAGGGGTTGTCGCCATCCCTGATAACTAAATCATATTCGGGACAATAATCGGTCCACCTATCTTTAGTAAATCTTCTAACAATTACAATGTCTGGGTTAGACTCGTCCTCTCCTAGCTTTTCTTCGGTTGATAACATAACTCGGCGGTGTTCCCTGAACTGCAAATCTTCTGGCCTGTAACCCTTTTTATTCCCTTTGCTTTTGGCCTTGACTAATTCTTTTAGTTTGTCCAAATTCTCATAAAAATTACCACCCTTTTTGTTGTTTTCTTTTTCAAGTTCGTCAATGGTTCTAAATCGGCGATAAATAAACCACCTCATTGAGTGGATATCGTAAGCGTTTGGATCGGGAAAACAGTCGTATATGTTTAAAACCTCAAAATTCGGTCCATCGTATTCAGTATATTTAATCTTTTCGTTGTTAGTCGGACTCCAAATCATGCCACCCTCTGACTGTTGTGGCACCATTCTAGTCCTTTCACACTCCTGATAGTCATAAAACACCCGACCAAAGGACGTGCCAAAGATAAGCATTGATTTAACAAATGCAACCAATTTGGGAAACATTTCAGCCCTTCTCCAATCATACTTAATCAGGGCGTTTAGGATATGAGATACCCCCATGTCCCCTTCCTCTTGGGGGTAAAATGAGCCTTCTGGTTCGTTACTAACCATTCTTGGGGTTACAGTTTCTACTACCCTAAAAACACGCGGATCAAACACCCTAGCTTTGTTGGGGTAGTTTTGGGGATTGATATAGCTTCGATACAGCTCTTCTTGGTCGTTAAATCTCTCGTGAATCGGGTCTAAATAAGACTTGGATAATAAATATTGCTCGTTAATCTCTTTTTTAAGTTGTGAATCGTCTTTTTTCATAAAAAAAACCGCCACATGGACGGCTTGAAGTTTATTTAACTTTAAAGTTACATAATTCTACAACAAATTAGAAATAGTTACAAACTAGCCTCACTCCCCTTCTTCAACCAAGTCTTGCTGGTAATAATTGTCATTTTTTCCACAATCCCGTTTCTAACCGATAATCGAACGTCTAATTCCCCATACATTGCCTTTTGTACCAGCGTTTCTAATTCGACAATGTAAGGTTTGCTTAGTTGGATATATTGGGCAAATTCTTCGGCGGTTGGCATTTAGACCCCTATAATTGAATCACTAACAATAACTGGTTGTTTTTCATATCTTGGTTCTTCTTGTCGATAGCTTCTAGCAAAATAAGATATCATGTCCATAGCGTCATCGTTTATTTTTCTTGGCACTTCTTTAATAACTCCGTCAGCACTTTTGTTTTCAATCCACTGGTAAGTTTCAAATTCGTCTGCCACCCATGTTAAGTTCTTATTAAACATTAGTGTTGGTTTGCCCGTATCTTTTCTTATTTTAAGTAATTCGGCTACCTTAACAATTCCGTTTTTAACACTATCCTGACCTTTTTCAACCGGATTAAAAAATACCCCATATTCCCTTAACTGCTCGATTGACATAGGTTGGGCGCTATCAGCTACAGGGTTGGTTATAACCCTGCCGGAATCTTTTGTTTTAACTACTTCGGCGATTTGACTTTCAACCAATCCCGATTGATATAACCCGTCATACATGTAAATTTCAGTCCCGTTTGAGTTGATAGCAAAATAACCTAAGGCGGATTTGTGAGCAAAACCAAAGTCCAACGCCCTTGTAAACGTCCAGTTGCTATCAAGGGTGGGGATATCAACCATGTGTATATCACGATTAAAATCTTTGTAAACTAAACCAGTCATTTTTCTAAACTCGCCCATAACCTCTTGTGCAAATGAGTCGTTATCCATTTCCGCTTTCATTTGGTCCAGTTCACTAACGTCTAAATACGGGTTATCATAACTGGTATAGTGGTGGTAAGCCCAGTCGTTATCAGTCTTTTCTGCCATTTCCTTGAAGTGGTTAAATCCATTAGGTGTACTAATAAACATTACCCTTGCTTTAGAGTCTACTAACGTAGGTCTAATTACTTTCCATACTATTTCCCACTTATCAAAAAAAGCACATTCATCAAATACGCACAAATCGATTCTTACTCCCCTTAGACTATCAGGCGTGTCTGCACCCTTTAGACTTATTTTTGATTTGTTTTTCAAGTAAATAGTCAACTCCGTCTCATTCTTCTTCTCTATTGCGCTTTGAGGCACAACCTCGTCTAGCATTTGCCACATTATTTGTTTGGCTTGTTTGTATGTTGGGGCTATATACCAAACGTCTACTTTTTTATGTGTCAAAGCAAATTCAGTCATTTTAACCGATACTAAAGTTGACTTACCGGCCCTTCTACCACAGTTAATGACTAGATACCTATGGCTATCGTCAAATACTTTTGTTTGCCATGAACTAAGTTTTATCTCCATTTTTAACTACTACTAAAGAATCTAACTTCTTACCTTTACTTTGTACGTCAGTTATTGTTTTGTCTATCCAACCATTCTTTCCAAATCTACACTTCATGTTATATATCCAAACAGCAGGATTCCCTTGTCCTTGGAGTACTATTTTAAGTCCTAATTCTTCCCAAAACTTTTGACACTTCACTTCAGCAATTTTTATAGCGTGACGAAATTTAGGATATCTTTTAATCCACCTAAATATTGCTCTTCTACTTACACCTATCTTACCCGCAAATGCTTCTTTGCTATAACCTTGCTCCATGTAGTCGATAACGTCTTGGTTGTATTCTTCTTTGTAACTGCTTGGCCTACTCATGCACTATTCTAACATTTTTTTAACATAGTCTTCGTCTATATCCCAAAACTTAAATCCCCCCCATACCCCCTTTAACCTAACTAGCTTAGCTGGTATTTCCCCTTTGGCTATCCTATTTTGTACCGTGTGTGGTGATTGGCGGATTAGTTTACTAAAGTCTTGTATTTTCATTGATTAGACAATAATAGTAACTTCTACCCTCGGATTGTCCTTATCAACAAAAAAACAATCTATAAACCCCTTTATACACTTTCTGGTATCGTTTTCCAACAACCCCGCCTTTACCATGCCATCCAAAAGAAACTTTTTGGCAAAGCTAATATTGTCAGGATCTTTCCTTTCATTCTTAGTATACCAATCAAAACTAATAACAGCCCTCCCCACCACCTTCTCTGGCTGTATCACTCCCCACGCTGCTCTTTCCGTCTCCATCTTCTTAATCTTGGCTGCCATAAACCGGTTACTCCTTTCCGCTCTTATATAAGTATTCAAATCAGTAAACTCTCCGTCAAAAATAAATTGCAGTGTCATCTAAACCCCCTTATTAAATATTAACTCAGCGTCTTGCTCACTAGCAACGTCAGAACCGTCTTCATATAAACTTTGCAAAAAATCTCTGCCCCCAACTAACAGAGTCTCTACAAATTCTCTCTCAAACCCAAGACGGATCAGTCCCTCTATTGTTTTTTGACTAGCAGTAAACAGCCTTTCTTTTTGCTGTTCATTTGCTACCCGATAAACATCACTAATTTTTTTTAGTCTCATTAAGAGATCTCTTGTCTGATTGTTTTTTATGATCATTTTTTCCTAATTAAAATAGTAAATTTTTTAACATTTTTAGACCTTTCGCCAAAACGGTATATTGCATATACCTTTGGCAAATGGCAAAAGGTATATGCAAATACCTTACCGTGTCACCACCTTTTGCCAATACCTTTTGCCAATGGCAAAAGGTCATTTCAAACCTATTTTGGTATACCTTTTGCCAACCCTTTGCCAAATATCAACATCTTGTATATTTTTATTATTATTCAAAAATGCTTGGCAAAAGGTATGCCTTTTAAAGAGCTATTTTAATGTGTAACTAATACGCATTCCGTTTCTTATTTTTTCTATGATTTCTTCGTCTACCATTTCCCTCAATGTTCTGTCTGTTGTTCTATTGCTGATGTTCTTATCGAGACAATAATTTAAAACATCTTGTCTACTCCCTGTCACGTTCTCCTCAAAAAACTCTAGTATGTGTTCCTTGGCCAGTTCCTTTTTGCCTTCTTCGTCATAATAGATACCACCATACTTCACTTCTGACACGTAAGTTTTATCAGGATGATATAACAGGGGCGTAGACACTAACTCTACCTTAAATGGTTTTTGTTTTTCGCTGTCACCAGCCTTAAATTGCTCCAACACAAATTCATTACTGGTATTTGGTACAGAAAATACCCTTATCCCAGACACTATCTGGGCGGTTATATTGGTTGATCCCCTGACTCTTTGACTAGAAGTTCTGGAAACTCCTTGTGTCGGTTTATTTTCGTGATGTAAAACTAAAATGGATTTATTGGGAAATATCCGCCTAATAGCATCAAAAAACCCCTGTACATCTCCCGCTGAATTTTCATTACC